CGTCCTCGGCGGATGGCGCGCTGAGGTTGTCGTAGACGATGGTGATGGAGGTGCCCGGCGTCACGGCGCCACCAGGGCCGCCGACCGAGCAGATGCCCTTCTCGCGCCGAGCTGCGGCGGACTTCTCAGGGAGCGCTTGCCCGATGGCGCCGCCGGCGAGGAGGTGCTCAATGCCGACGGAGGCTCCGCCCAAGCCGATGCCCGTACCGATGAGGGCCGCCGCCGTCGCCCCTTGTGCGGCAGCGACGGGCTGGAGGCCCGGCGTGAACGCAGACACGGCGGCCTCGCCGGCGAGCTTCACGCCACTGGCGATGAGCGACTGGCCAGCCTGGGCCATCACGTTGGCGGCGAAGTGCTCGAGCGCCTTGTCTTGGCCGGTGATGAGGTCGGCCGTCAGCTGCTGGGCGCCCGCGGCGGCAATGCCGAACCCGCTGATGGCCACGTCTGCCATCTCGGACGCGAACCCTTGCCACGCCTCACGCTGCATCCGCAGACGCTCCTCGAGGCCGGCGAGCTCCATGTCTGCGAGGATGCGGTCCGCCTCCTGCTTGGCGGCCAGAATCCGGGCCTCCTGGGCCTGCTCGGCAGCGAACTCTCGCTGCCGAGCGTCCTCGCGAACCTTCTCCTGGGCGGCGAACCGACGCTCCGCGACGACGGCGGGGTCCTCCTGCGTGAAGCGGTCATTCCAGTCAGCGTCGCCTTCGGGAGGATCGAGGAGGGCCGCCGTCTGAGCAGCGTAGGCGGCAGCACCTGCCGCATCCCGCGTCCGCTGGTCCACTGCGGCCCATGCGTCCGCGATGCCCCACACGGTGTCCTCGAGGGACGTCACGGCCGACTCGTACTCCTTCGCGTTTCGAGCAACCTGGGCCTGGATGGTCTTTGCGATCTCGAGGCGTTCCTCTGCCTCCGCAATCCCACGGCCCCGGAGGCGTGCGGACTCGAGCAGAGACTGCGCCTCGTTGACGGCGGCCTGTCGGAGCCGGTTCGTCGCCTCGATGTTCTTGAGCTTCGCCTCGTAGGCGGCCTTCTGCGAGCTCGCTTCGGCGATGGCGACCTCGTAGGTGGTCTTGCCGTAATCCTCGGTGGCCTTCTTCAGCGACAGCATTCCGTCGCGGAGGTCCTTGATGGACTTCTGCGTGTCGTCACGAATCGTCTTGCCGAGCTCGATGAGTTGCTGACGCCACACCCCTTCGGCGCGACGATTCTCGTCGGTCTGGTCCTTCAGCTTCGAGAGGATGCCGACGGTCGCCACGATGGCAGTGAGCACGCCGCCGCCGACGGCGAACGTGGCGGCCAGCTGGACACCCGCCTGGCCAACCTTGGCGATCATGCTCTCGCTCTGTCCGAGCGCCGAAGACATTGCCGCGAGGGCGCCTGACGTCTTCTCGAGGCGCTCCTGGCCAGCCTTCAGCCCAGCGCTGAAGTTCCCAAGGTCCCGCCCCGCAAAAGCCTTCATGTCGCGGGAAAGGCCAGCGAATGAAGAGCGGACCGTGTCGGCCTTGCCAGCAAGCGCGACGGCGTTCTGGCCGGTCTGCTGGATGGCCGGGTTCGCGTCGTCCCGGACCACCAGGTGGTACTCGAATCGCTCGGACTGCGTCATCGACCACCTCCCTTCAGGTCACGGTTCGCCTTCGCTTCCCGCTCGTGCTTCTTCATCTGCTCGTCCAGCCGCCACGCGACGGCGTCGCTGACCGTATCCAGGGCATCCATCGCCGCCGTGCTGAGCTTGTCTCCTGCGTCGAGGCCCACAGCCTCGCCGGTTCTGCGCCTGAGCGTGTAAACCTCGACGAGGTCGGGGTTGTCGAGCAGGTGGCGTCGCGGGCATCGGTTCGTCTCGTAGGGGGTCCCCGGGAAATGAATCGTCGTGCCGCCGCCATGGCATCCCCACCGACGCTGCCCCTGCACGCTGCAAGAGCCGCACTCGTACCGCTTCAGGTCGACGGCGCTGGCGACCCAAAGCGATCGCCTTTTCCCAACGACAACCGCTGGTAGTCGCGGGCGGCGACGAAGACGTCGAGCAACATCCCGGAGATGGCCAAGCCATCGACCACGGCGTCGTCGACCTGCTGATAGCCGTCGATGGAGACGACGGCGGCCTTGATGAACTCTCCCAGAGCGACGTGGCGGGAGACGTGGGCCTCCTCGCTGTCCTCCGCGTCAAGCGCCTCCTGGGCGGCAACGACATCGCGGAGCAGACGACGACGGACGTTGTCGGCGAGCGCGACGAACTGGACCTTCACGCTGCGGTAGTGCTCGATGGGCTGATAGGCGGGGATCTCGACCAGCTTGCGGCCGTCCACGCCCGCGGCAGCGAGGGTGGCCAGCCGGGCGACGGCATCCGTGTCGCGGGCGCCGGCAGCCGTCGACAATTCAGCGACGACGTTCTGCACAGCACCCCAATCCGTCTCGGTGTCCAACGGGGCGCCCTTCTCCTTGCGCAGGGCAATCTCCTGCGCACGCGAGGCGCGGATGTCCTCGTGACGCTCGCGAAGGACGTCGTCGAGAATCAAGACGGGCGACTGGTCACCGGGAAGAAAGAGCACACGCATGCGGACCTCAGTAGATGACGATGATGGCAGGGACGGCGCCGGTGGCGCGGGCGACGAAGCGCTCGACGGTGAAGTCGCCGTTCGCGACGATGGTGGAGCGGACCGAAGCCTCGGGAATCCAGATGGCGACGGTGGCCGTGCCGATGGTGCCCACCTGCAGCAGCAGCGACCGGGTGGTGTTCACCGTGCCGGCGTCGAGGGCGTCTCCGATGTCGGCCTGGGCGTAGGGGGTGGAGCCGACGGCGAACCGCTTCTCCCCGGTGAAGCTGCCGAGATAGAGGTCGCCCTCGAGGGTGATTTGCCGCTTGCTGACACCCACGCCCCCGCGGACTCCGTTGGGTCCCGCAGAGGTGGGCTTCATGACGCCACCAGTCGAGTAGCTGAACTTCAGGTTGCTGGCGTCGAGGAGGTCGGCGCCATCCCAGAACTGCACGTTACTCGCGAAGATCGGGGCCCCGGCAGCGGGGGACAGGACGCCGGGGTCGGCGGCGGCCTGGGTCGTGTCGGTGTCGTTCGGGGCGAACGTCGCCTCACACATGACGATGCCGGTGTCGGGCACGCTGATGACCATCGACTGCGGGAAGCACCCCTTCAGGATCTTGCGCCAGGCCGTGCCGCCTTCCTGCGTGGACTCGGCGTCGAGGTAGAGCGGCAGGTGAGCCGTCTGTGCGGGGTCGGCGGTGTAGACCGCACCGCGCAGAACGGGCCCGCTGGCGGTTCCGGACGCCGCGCGGTCGAGGGTGAGCGTGGTGGTCCCGCCGCCACTGATGACGCGGCGGGCGAAGACTCCGGTCGTCGTCCCGAAGAGGATGGCCTCGTCGTCTTCGATGTCCGTGCTCGACACCGTCAGCGTCGCCCCCGCCGTGCCGCTGGCCGTCGGTGCGCTCCCCGTCGTCGCCGGCGCGGCGGCGAAGAGAGACTGGAAGAGGTGCCCGAGCTCCTGCAGGGCCTCCCAGTCGGAGACGGCGTCGCCGTCGTTGCCCTGCACGCCACGCAGCTCGAACTTGAGGGTCAGGGGCGAGATGTCCTTGGCGCCCCAGACGAAGGGGACCCCGCGGCCGTCGGCCTTCACGAGGGCCCGGTCGATCTCGGCCCGCGCCATGGGCAACAGGCCCGCCGGCGGAGCATCGACCAGTTCCAGGGGGCGCAGGGTCCCGGGCGTGCTGGTGAGGTCCGACGTGGAAGCATGGATGCCGGAACGGAGCGAGAGGAAGCGGGGGGAGTCGGTCACAGGCGCACCTCGAGGGGGAAGCGGATGAGGGAGCGGAGGGCGCCCGGGCGGGGCTCCTCAAGGGTCTGGGTGAAGAGGTCGACCGCGTTTTCGCCGCCGACGATGCGGATGCCGGTAGCGGCGAAGTCCCATTCGCCCGTGGCGAGCCCCTGGGCGATGACCTGGAAGTCCTCGACGACGGCGTGGTCCAGAAGGTTGCGGTCCGTCATGGTCCCGTACTCCATGGTCAGGGCCATCGCGTGCCGCAGGATGTTGGCCTGGGCGCGAGACGGGCCCCGAAGAGCCAGCGCCTCAGCGCGGAGCGAGAACGTCCGGATGGCGCCCGCGACGTCGCCGCCGCCGCGAGGGTCGTGGCGGAAGGCCTCGCCGAGGCCGCGCTCGGTGCGCAGGGGGCGCAAGGCTTCGACCATGGAGACGAGGTGCGCCTTCGCGAGGGGGTAGCTCATGGCCGCAGCCTCATCCGCCCGCGGGGTGCTTCAGCCATTGGCACCAGCGGCGTCGGCGCCACGTCTTGAGGGCGTTCGGCGAAGGTAATGCGGGCGAAGGTGGTCGAGACCATTTCCTCCCAGTCGTCCTTGAGGCGGTCGATGAAGGTGGCCTCGACGCGTGGGTCGTAGGCGTAGAGGTGGCGCACAACGGCGAGGGCGTGCAGGGGCACGATCGTCTCGTCGCTGATGATGTCCTCGTCGAAGACCTGCTTCGCCTCCAGCAACGGGACGACGCGGTGCTCCCAGGCAGCAGCAATGGCCTCCTCGAGGGAGGTGTCCGTCGGCGGCGTCATCGCCAACAGCGAGGAGTAGGCCTTCGTGAGGTCGGAGGGTGTCAGCAGTGCCGTCGTGATGCGGGTGACCACACGAAAGAGCTGCGACCACTCGACCTTGATGCCGTCGACGGTGGCCTGCCACAGCGCGGAGCCGGGGCCCACCTGGCTGGTCTCGTCAGCGGTCAGGGCACGGGTCAGGGCGAAGCCCGTGATGGACGCCGTGTCGTCGACGGCGAACGGGAGCGGCTGCGCCAGGTCGAGGCTCTCCGCTGTGCCGCCCGTCCTGGACTCCACCACGATGGGCTCCTGGCCGGGCTGGGCGAGGATGTAGCGCCGACCGTAGACCCAGGTGGCGGATGCCACCGACACGGACGTAGAGCCGGCCGGAGTGCTGGCGGTGACGGACGAGGAGAGGGTGTCGCGGGTGGCTTCCCCGTAGGCGCTCGGCGAGGTGCTCGCGGTCCAGACCTTGACCTGGGGCGAGGGGCTGCCCGCGGCGGCCGCCTGCAGCAGAAGACCGGGGCGAAGCCGCGGGTAGGTCACGATGGTCGTCGTACTGTTCTTCTGGACCCGCTGCTCCATGAAGGCATGGTGCCCGTCGACGCCGTGAGTCTAGGCGATGCGCCGAACGAGGCGGAGGCTGCGCACCTGGTAGACCTTCACCCGCTCGCCCCACAGCGCCGTTCCGGTGAGCGTGCGCATCTGCAGGGCCCCCTCGTCCCCGGTGGCCGGGTCGGCGTAGACGACGTCGGCGCCGACGATGCGCCGGGCCTTGACGAAGTGGTCAGCCTCTTCGTCTCCACCGGGTGCGCTGGCGTCGTGGTCGACATGCAGGATGGCGCTGTGCCCCTCCTGCAGCGCCAGCGCCAGCATGTCCCGCATCAGCTTGGCGCCCTGCGTCTCGCCGCGGATGAGCTCCTCGGCGTCGTAGCCCCAGTGCCGGGCGAAGACGGGTTGCACCATCAGCGAGCCCACCCCCGCCGGCGGCGTGAGGTCCAGCGTCGCCAGCGCGATCGACGTGGGCGTGGCCTCGGGGTCGACGCCGTCGTCGCGGAGCACCTGCGCCCACGCCGTGGCGAGGCAGCCAATGGCGCGGTTCTTCCCGCCCGTGCGCTTGCGGACGTTGCCCCCGGTGCGGTCATCGCCCCACCGGGGGTCGCTCTGCGACAACACCTCAGGCCAGGCTCGGGGCACGGGCGCGCAGGCGTCGACGTGGTGGACGGTCACTTGCGGGGGCCCTGTGCGGCCTCGAGGCCGGCGGCGAGGGCGCGGGCAGCGTCGGCCTCGTCCTCGAGGCGCGCGGCCTCAGCGTCGTTGGTGGGGTCGCCGTCGGCACGGATGAGCGCGGCCCGGCGGTCCTTCGCCTCGGCGAGGGCCCGCTGGCGAGCTGCGACGCCCCGGGTCACCCGGGTGGCGGTCCACACCAGGGCAGGGCCCACCACCGTCACCAGCATCGGGAGCCACGAGGGCACCTCGGCGGGGACGGGGACCTGGCCGGCGGCGTAGGCCGCGGTGCCGATGGCGCTGGCGCCCCCGGCGACGACGGCGCTGGCGTGGTGTTCAAGAAAGGAGAGGACGGGGTGAGTCATTCGGAGCCTCCGGGGAGGGGCGCGCGAGAAACGGCGAGTGCTCCCTTGCGGCGCCGACGCAGGCAGTCCTCGTGGACGAGGTTGAAGTCGAAGCCGTCCTCTGCGGGGACGTCGACAATGACGCTTCGCGGGTGGCGGCTTTCCCAAGCGGTGTTGCTCGCCTCCATGAGGAGCTCCGCGTTGGCCAGGAATCGTTCCGCGGCGTTCCGCGGCTGGCGCGCGAATTCGACGCCGCCGCCAACACAGCGCAGGCTCACCACCGGCAAGCAGAAGCGGTCCACATCTCGGGCGGCGAGGTTCTTCACCAGGCCGCCGTCGACGTACTCGTGACCGCACCCATCGCCCCGGATGCGCACGCGCTGGAAGACGTAGGGGATGGCAGCGGTGGCGCACGCGACGTCGAGGACCCGGGCCTTCGGCGTCGACCATGAGGAGAAGATGCGGGCGCTGCGTGTCCAGGTGTCGGCGACGACGCAGGCGACGGGGATCTTGGCGTCGCCCATCTCGGCGCCGTCGTCGATGAGCAAGGCGGCATTGCGGCGGAACTCCGAGCCGTCGGACCAGGCGCCGAACCGCAGCAGGTTGAACACGCTGCCGCCCACGAGGCGGTTGCGGCTGCACGCCCCCTCGAGCTGGCTCTGCAAGCGTTCCTCGTCGACGCCCATGGCGAGGGCCAGGGCGCACAGCCCTGACGCGCTGGTGCCGATGATGGCGGCGACGCGGCGGCGCTTGGCGAGCCCATACATTGCGGCGGCGAGACCAATCACGTTGGTCCCGCCGCCTTGGCCGGCAATGGCGATGGGCTCGGTCATGGGTCCCCCTGCCCGAGCGGCGGTCACTTGTTGAGGAGCTTGCGCGCGCTGAAAAAGGCCTGACGGGTGGTCACGGTGTCGCCGTTCCCGTCAGAGTCGTAGCGGAAGTCGTAGGTGTCGTTCAGCTGGGCGTCGACGATGACCTCGACGCAGCCCATCTGATTCCGGACGGGCGTTGTCGCCGTCTCGGTCTCGCGAACGATCGGGCCCGCCACGGTCGTGGTCGCCGACCGCACTCGGTGCCAGGCACCAAGGACAACGGCGGACTCGGTGCCGACGACGTCATTCAGGCATGCCCGCAGCAGCACCTCACCCACCCCGCAGCTCGAGGCGATGGTGAACTGGTTGCTCGCGAGCGTGTAGGTGATGCAACCGCTGCCGTCGCTCTCGGCGGCAGCCAGGGGGCTGGCAGTGCCGACCGTGACATAGGTGCCGGCCGTGGTCACGGTAGTCACGACGCCAGTGCCGTCGCTCACCTGGGCGGAGGCGTAGACGGCGTCGCCGGCGGTGTTGAGCGCGGGAAGAGCGGGGGCGAGTCCGACAGGGGGCACGAAAGCAGCGACGCCGATGCTGACGGCGACGAGGAGGGTGAGCGTCATCATGACGGCCGCGATGGACTTGAGGGCTTCTTTCATCGGGAGACTCCAGGGTGATGGTGTGGTTGCGGGGGCTGGTCACGATCCAGCGACCTCCGGGTTATGAGCCCGGCGCTCTGCCAGCTGAGCTACCCCGCAGAGGGGTCAGCGCTCGTCGCTGCGGGCGACGCCCGCGACGATCTTGTTGACGGTGTCGCTGTGCATGCGGCCGTCGACCACGCCCTTGTCGCCGGACTGGACGATGCCCTTGCGCTGGGCCTCAGCCATGATGGCGCGGGCCTGGTCAGGGGTCGCCCGAGCAAGGCGCTCGGAGACGAAGGCGTTGGCGTCGCGGGCTCGTTCGTCGCGGGACATCTCAGGCCTCCTTCTTCTTCGGGTCGGCAGTCGGCGCCGGCGCGGCGAGCGCGTCCTTCACCTTGGAGTCGATGATGGCGTTGAGCCGGCCGATGAACTCCTCGGTGGCACCACGAGACTTCGCCTCGTTGATGGCGAGCACGTCAGCGTCGCGGGAAGCCGCCGCCGCCTTCGCCATGTTCTGCTCGATGAGCTGGGCGTAGGTGATTTCCTTGTCGTTGATGACGACGCGGGTCTTCATCGTGGTGAAGTTGGCGGCGGGGTCGTACTTCGGGTTCCCCGAAGACGGCTCGATGGGCTCCAGGGCCACCCAACTGGAGACCTTGGGGCCTCCCTTGCCGCCGTGGCCGTGGCGCTTCTGGGCCTGCGCCAGGGTGTGCTGACGATGACCGTTGGGGAAGGTCCCGTCCGCGTTGATGCTGGCGCCGTCGTCGATGAGGTCGATGACGTGGCCGCTGCGGGTGGAGATGACCTTGATCTTGCGCGGGTTGGTCGTGAGGGAGGTGGAGTCGATGGGCACGGGGACCTCTGGTCTGCTGGCTGAAGGGCGAGAAGGAACGCCGCGCCCAGAGGCGCGGCATCAGGGTCAGTCGTTCTTGACGAGCAGCCCGACGTGGTTGTTGTCCGCGAGCTCGCCGAAGATGTAGCGAGCGTTGTCGATGAGCTCGACGGCACGGAGGGAGCCGTCGTGCTCGAAGACGAAGTCGAGGGGCGAGCGCTCGACGAACACGAACGACGGCACGCGACCCTGGTAGTCGTTCGGCGTGCGGTTCGGGTCGCCCTTGCAGAAGAGCAGCCCGAGGACGTCGGTGGCGCTGTTCGCGGTGACCTTGAGCTCGTCGTCGTACTCGTAGACATCGACGCCGAGGACGTCGCCGAGGAGGCCCATGGAGCCCCAGTCGTCGGACGGCGCGTTGGCGATTCCGAACTTCGCCTGACCGCCACCCCAGAGGGTGCCCTGGTAGCCGCCGCTGGTCGCGATGGCCTCAATCTGCAGGTCCTGCGTGCCGGCGGAGGGCAGGAGGAAGGCCCACTCGGAGGGCGGGCGCAGGGGCTGCTGCTGCTTCATCGTCCGCAGGGCGGAGATGATGGTCAGCATGCTCAGCGCCGTGTTGGTGGTGCCGACGGACGTCGACGGCGCGGTGAGGATCGTGTTGAGGAGGTCCGCCTCCATCTTCTGCAGGGCGCGCTCGGTCTGACGCTGGACGTCAGGGGCGAGCAGCCGGGAGATGGCCCCCTGGTTGCCGCTGACGAAGACGTCGCGCACGGTGCGGAAGCCCTGGCCGCCGAGGCGGCGGAGCACGGTGTCCTCGGTGATGAGGCTCATGTCGGCGACGGCCTCGGTCGGCGACAGCTCGACGCTCGCGTCCATGTCGTGGGTGAACCGCGGCGTCAGGTCGACGCCCTCGGTGCCACCAGAAGCAGCGCCGAGGTCGGCGTAGCGGGTGTACCGGACGGTGTTGCTGCCCTCGCCGTCCATGCTGTCGTGGCAGACGAGCCCGAGGGCGAAGAGCCGCGGCATCGCGTTCTTCATCACCTGGTCACGGATGACCTGGGTGGCGATGAGGGCGGCCTGCGTGGCGGTGGTGGTTTCATTGGCCATTGCGGTCCTCGCTGTCGAACGCGTCGACGGTGGTCAGTCAGGTCTTCTTGGGGAGGAAGGCCTTGAGAGAGGTTTTCTTGCCGGCGACCCGGAAGCCGTCGGCGTACTTCTGGAATGCCTCGGGGTGGTTCGCCTCGACCCACTCGCGCCCGCGCTCAGCGATGAGCGCCGGGACATCCACCTGCGCGCTCGCCGGTGGAGCTCCGCCGTTGGCGGCGGGCGGCGGGGTCGCAGCGGCGGGCTTGGCCGCGGCGAAGGCCAGAAAGGCGGAGCGACCCTGGAGATCGGGGATGCTGTCGAAGACCGCCCGGGCCTCCGGCTTCAGCGTCTTGGCGATGGACTCTTGGCGAGCCTTCTCAGCCGTCTCGTAGGCCTCGTACCGGGCGAGCTTGTCCTGCACGTCCTTGGGCAGCTGAGGCTGACCGGGAGCCTGGCGGGAGTCGCGGGCGCGCTGACGCTCAGCCTTGCGCTGACGAATGGCGGCGAGCGCGCGCTCGGCCTCGACGTTCGGCTGTGCGGAAGGGGGAGGTGCCGAGGGAGCCGCCGGCGGCGCCAGAGGCGATGGCGCTGGCGGAGGTGGCGTAACGGGGCCACCGGTCGCGGGGCCGTCACCGTCGGGGGAGCATGGGCGATGACGTCCGATGACGAACATCAGGCCACCCCTTCAGCGGGCGCGGCTGGAGGGGCTTCGCCAGCGAGGGCGGCCTCAGCCATGTTGAGGTCTTCCTCGAGGCTCGCGACTTCGGCTTCCAGCTCGGCAACCCGAGCCTCGGCGGCGTCGGCGCGAGCGGTCTCAGCGGCGAGTTCTTGTTCGATGCCAACGACTTCTTCTTCCATGTGAGAAGCATGCCGCCGGCCGCCGTGAGTCTACCCACCGCCCCGCACGAGCGACGCCCGGTAGATGGCGGCCCTCATTCGAGCGCGGTCCTTCGGCGAAAGCGCCAACCAGGGACGGGCTCGCATGTGCGGCGTCCCGTGGTGGAGGTGGTAGCCGACGACGTTGTGGCTGGTGGACCGCCCTCCCGTCCGCCGCGCCCGGCCCTTGGCGAGCGAGACCGCAGGGCTTGTGCCCGTGCCCGGCGCGATGACGATGGTGATGCGGCGGCCCTCGCGCACGGTGCGGATGACCTGCACGCTCTTGAGCAACGCGCCGGTCAGCGTGAGGTCGACGGAGGTGCCCTCGCCGCCGGCGAGGAGGGCCTTGACGTAGCCGGCAGAGTAGCCCTCGAAGGGTCGGTCTCGGATGTCAGTGCCGGACGCCGTGCGGCGCTGGATGCGGGCCACGGCTTCGACCTGCAGCACCTTCACCAGGTGCTGCAGGTTGACGCTCATCGGCCGGCCTGTGCGGGTGACGGTGAGGGTCATTCGTAGACCTCGATACCGTCGGCGTTCGCCTCGCTCCGAAGCATGGGCGACCAGAAGTGCCGACAGTTGTAGCCGCCGCAGAAGTCGCGGACCGGGAGCCCCATGCCGTTGTCGAGACGCGCCATGTAGCCCGTCGACACAGCGCGCCCGACGAGCTGCTTGCAGAAGTCGCGCATCTTCCCGTCGCGGGGCCCGTCGTAGAGGTAGACGTAGGGGAGGCCGGTGTCGATGCTCGCGCGAACGATGGTGGTGCGGCCGGCGGCCATGACGGCGCTGTCGACGGCGGCCTGCGCACGGAAGAAGGCGACGTCCAAGCGCTCCGCCACCTGCTGCGTGAGGTCCGCGAGGCTGCCTCCGGTGGAGATGCCGGCGTTGATGGCCTGCCGCATCTCGTCGGCGGCGACGCCGAACACCTGGGCGACGTCAGCGGTCTGTCCGCGCACGATGGTGGCGATGGCCTGCTGCGCCGTGATCGGGATGTCGAGCTTCGCCTGGGCGGCGACAGCGCGTGCCGCGTCGAGGGCGTGCTGGTCCGCGATGGCGACGACGTCGGTCAGCCCACGCTCTTCCAGGGCGCGGGTGACTTCGAGGCGGACACGCAAAGCGGTCTGCAGAGCCTGCCGGTCGGATTCGAGCGCGGCGGAGCCTCGCTTGGTGTCGAGCTCGGCGAGGAGGGCGGAGATCTCTCGGGTGAGCCGCCGCCACAGCTTGATGAGGTCGCGCTCGGCGCGGCCGGCTGGACCCAGGGAGCCATCAGCGGCCGGCATCAGAGCCTCTGCGGGACGTCGACGATGGTCAGCGTGCCGGAGAGCATGGGGATGTTCTGGGTGTCGCCGTCGTCGACGTAGACCTCGAAGGCGTAGTCGCCCGGGCGTAGGGTGTCGTAGTCAGCGCTCACGAACGAGAACACGCCCGTGCCGAGCGTCGATGGCGTGTCGCTCACGCCCACCTTCTGCAGGCGGACGCCGCGACCGGCGATGACGAGGGTGACGGTGTAGCCGTCGACGTCGAAAGCGGCGCCGTCGGCGTCCAGAAGGGTGTAGCTGACGTCGGCGGTGTGGCTTCGCTTGAGGGAGAAGGTCGACATCACTGAACCGCCTTCATGGTGGGCAGGGAGATTGAGGAGGGCTCGACGCCTTCGAGGGCGTGGCTCGGGACACGACCCGTGACCGCGAACGGGCTCGCTTGGCCGACGAGAGAGGCCGCGATGGGCGTCACAGCCTCGACGACGGCGTCGGCGACGGCTCCCCAAGGGAGCTCACCCCATGGTGCCTCACCCCACATCGCGCACCTCCGGCGGGGGCGGTGGTGGAGGCACGCCGCGACGGACGGGGACCTCCTCCTCGTCGCAGATGCCCCGGTCGCTCATGCCGTCGCTCACGGTGCCCCCTGCAGCCGGGCGGCGATGTCGCCGGCGGTGATGGCGGGGGCCTCGCCGAAGGCCGCGAGGTCGACGACGACGGCGGCGACGGCCTCGAGGTCCCGGGCGGCCTCCACCTGCCCGCGGGCCACCTGGTGGGCCCCCATGTGCGCCTCGCACCACCCCAGGGCCAGCGTCAGCGCCTGGAAGGCCTCGTCGTCGACGGGGATGCCACCCACCAAGAGCAGTGTCGCCTTCGAGAAGAGCGCCTGGAGTGCGGTCTGCTCGCGAGGGTCAATGTGTTCGTCGACGTGTGCCCAAAGCTCCTCGCGGATGTCGTCCACCCTGCGCGCCTTTGCTCGAGCAAGCACAACGGCCGGGTCCTCCTTCGGCGGCGGTGGCTTTGGCTTCGACGGCGGAACAACCCCAGGGTCTGTCGTGAGCGGGACACCATTCACATAGGCGAAGCCGCCGTCGACGTCGGCGTCGTCGGGGATGCGCGCCACCAGCACCGCACGCGGTGGGCGGGAGCGCTGGGCCTCGACGAGCGCGTGAGAGAAGCGTTCGGGGCGTGTGCGGATGTCAATCATGTCGAGACCTCAATCATCACGCCGAGGTTGTTCCGACCGATCTCGTCGCATGTCCATGTCTTATCACTGACGTCGACCGTGGCGCCGGTTTCGTTCTTCGCGACCTCCACCACCTGACCGGCATCGCCGCCAGATTCAGAGCCCGCATTGCCAACCTGTACCCAGGTCAAGCCATCACCAGACAGCGTGGTGATGGTCGCCCAGTCGTTCGCCCGTGAGCCGAGTGCGAAAACATAGGCGCCAGTGCGGACTGCAATCCCTGGGACAGGTCCAATGGAGATTACATTCCCTGTATCCGTGAGGATGTCGCCGACGACGAGTGTCTGTGCTCCTCGAAAGGAAAACATCTGACCAACGGTCGTCTGCGAGCCAGCCGCGTTGGTCGTCACCGTGACGGCGCCGCCGTCTCCCGGTTGCTGGGCTCGGCGAAAGATCGAGGTGGAGGTGAAGCCAATAGTCATCGCGACCACGAGGGACCACCCCGATGGCGTCTCGATGGTCACCGAACCTCGGACGGTGACGGCCATGATGAGGAGATCGCCGGTCGCACCGTCGCAGAAGGGGACGTCGACACTGATACCACCGAGACCAGCGTATGCCTCACCGGCGGCGATGAACGTGGGGCCGCTGCGTCGTCGTCGGCCGCTCGCCAAGATTGCGGGGTGAATCATGCCGGCACCTCGCCAATCATCCATGCGGCTTGCACCGATTCCGATGTCGTCGACAGCGAGAAGAAGGCGAGGGTGAGGGTGAGTCCTGCGCCGAGCGTAGTGGGCGGCGCCTCACCTCCGTCCCATGCGATGTCGTCGAGGACGCTGACGGCGATGTCGCTGCCTGTGGTGTTGGTGACGTAGCAGCTTGCGCCAACGCCGCTGGCCATCCCGGTGACGCCAAAGGTGACGGCACCATCGGCGGCGCGCCGTTGGTCGACCTTACTCGTCGACGAGAGGTCGACGTCGAAGGTGTTGCTCCCGATGGTCGCCGCGCCCACGTGACGACGCGCCGCGACCAAAGCGGCATCGTCACCAGCGGCCACGGTGCCCGCTGTGGTGCCGACGTCGAGGGTGGCGGCACCACCGAGGCCGGCGACGACGGCCGCGAGGTCATCGCTGGCGAGCTGATAGACGGCGCTCGCGGCCGCCTCGGTGAAGGCGCGATCTCCGTGCGGGTCGCTGGCGATGAGGTGGAAAGCGACGGCGACCGCTGCTTGTGCGGTCGCGATGGCTGTTGCCAAGGCGGTGATGGCCTCGGATGTCGAGGTCTCGATGATGGTCTTGCTGCCGGGAGGGAAGTCGACGGCGGCTCCACCGTTGCTCGACTGCGTGACCGAGGCGAAGGAGAGCGTGCCATCGCCTAGGAGGCGAGCGACGCCACCCTGCCAGTTCCCGAGGGCGTCGCGGACGACGGCGTAGATGTCGTCGCCGTTGCCGGGGGTGTAGATGTCCGAAAACGCCTGGTCCCCCGTGGCGGCGGCGACGAGGGTGAAGGGGCCCGTCCCTTCGGTGAGGGACGTCTGGCGGACGAAGAGACCGGGGCCGGGCATCAGAAACCTCCGCCGCCACCAAAGGAACCGAGGCCCGGCGGCATCGCCGGGGCCTTCTTCAGGACGTTGGAGACGCCGGCCTTCACCGCGTCTTCGATGGTGTCGTAGTGCTCGAGGTCCACCGCCATCTTCGCGGGCGTGATGAGACCCGCGTCGACGTCAGCCTGTAGTCGCCGCTGGCGAGACTCGGGCTCCTCGAAGGGATGCGGACGCCGCATCTTCACGTCGAAGCGGCACGGGCCGATGGGCGCCTCACCGCTGAAGGCGTCGTGCACCATCACGCACGCCGGGAGCAGCTGCGTTTCCTCCCACACCTGGAAGACAAGCTGGTTCTCGTCGAGGACGGCCTCGTGCGGGGCCTCTTGAATGAGCCGAGAAATGCCGCTCTCCGCCGGGCCGGGCGCCGCAACGTAGGCGTTGGGGTTGTTCCGCCGCGTCGTCGCCAGTTCACGCTCAATCGCGGTCCGGCCGTCGCGCATCTCCTGCAGCTTCGGGTCGAGCGCCAGCGTGGTCATCGTCTCGTCGTCCCCGATCTCCGTCACCTCACCGGGCCCCCACGCCAGCTCGGACCCCTTGCGCTGGGATCCCGCGTAGATGACCGGGGTGAACGCCTGGAGGTCCCGCGCCAGCATCTCCGCGGAGGCGTCGAGGGAGAGGTGGTCGAGGATGAGGGGAAGGTCCTTGTCTGGGTCGACGTAGACGGAGCCGTCGGCGAGGCCCATCTGGATGATGGTCCACGGGGAGGGAAGCGGGCGACCGGCGGCGTCGGCGAACATCGTCCGAGGGTCGCTCGGGGGCAGCAGGTACTCGCCCTCGCTGGACACGGTGTGGACGTGCCAAGGGTCGAAGGCGGCGGGTTGGCCGGTGTCGTCGTCCTGATACGAGCGCACCCACAGCTGGTACCAGGCGGCCGTGGTCGACACCCCAGCGCGGGAGGTGCGGGCCAAGATGATGACGGCCTGGTCGAAGTTGCCCGGGTCGCTGGGGTGGCAGACGACGGCGACGTCGGAGGGCCAGAAGGTGTCGATCTTCAAGCGGCCGCCGGCGCCCGCGCCAACGCTCTTCACCCAGCGAGGCTTCGCGAAGAGGGTGTGCACGGCGATGGCGCGCCGCTCCACCTCGGGGCGGAGGCTGTCAATGCGCGCGGAGTCCATCAGGACCTTGAAGGCCTGGGCGCGGTCGGCATCGACGGGGGTGCCGGTGTCGGGGTCGATGACGGTGACGGTCGGCGGGATGCGGTAGACGCCGCTGTCGGCGGCGGCGACCTGCCGGGCACGGTTGAGCGGCAGCGGCTGCAGCAGCGAAGCCCGGTTCGGGAAGCGGATGTTGGCGAGGCGCCGCAGCAGGGGCTCGCCGTCGCCGCGGTAGCGCTGCGCCATCTCGCTGGTGCAGGTGTCGTAGCCGGGCGGCTTCTGCGCCTCGGCGAAGCGCTTCACGAAGTCGAGCTCGCCTTTCGACCACGCTCGCGCATGGTCGCTGACAAGGGCGTTGAGCCGCGACGTCTCGGTGTCGGTGAACAGCACCCCAGAAGTATGCTCAGCCCCTCCGTGAGTCTCTGGAGTCGTTCCCTCGCCGACGGTAGACGGGCCGCCAGAGCCAGGTGCCGTAGCGGATGCAGTCGGCGCCGTGGTCGAGCCCCGCCTTCACCTTCTCCCGGCTCCCCTGCCCCTTCAGCGGCTTGCCGTCCTTCCCGTAGGGCTGCTGCCGAATGCACATGGTCGTGTAGGGCGCCCGGGCCGCATCGAACTGCAGCCAGCCGTCCGCCAGGGCGGTGTTCACCGTCAGGACGGTGTCGTCGACGAAGGGGTTCCCCTCACCCTTGTGCCGGACGTTGAAGCCGCACTGGCGGATGAGCTCATAGCTGACCTTGCCCGCGGCGCCCTGGTCATGGTGCCCCGCGGCGTCGCCGATGACGGTGATGCGGCCGGCGGCGGCCTCGAGGCTGATGGGCCAGTGCTCCGGAGGCATCGCTTCCAGGGCGTCGAGGGACATCCCGAACGTCCGGGCGCCGATGTGGAGCGCGGCGTAGCGAGCGGCCTCCTGCGCCTGCTGCAGGGTGTCGGTCTCTTCCCGGACGAGCTCATCGAAGACCCATGCGCGGCCATTCTGGAGGCTGACCCAGCACCAGGCCATCTTGGCGTTGTTGAAGTCGCACCACAGCTGCACATCACCAGCCCAGGGGTCCGGGCACACCGACAGGTTGGCGTCGCTGAAGCGCCGATAGACCAACCCCTCGCGGGCGCTGCGCTTGCCCGTGGTGACGCGGGCGGCCTCGTCGCCGTCGTGGGCCTCGAGCAGCTCGTCGACATAGCCCTCCGGGTTCTTGATGTTCGCGGACGTGGGGACGCCCTCGATGACCCGCATCTTGTCGGTGCGCTTCTCGTGAAACCGGGTCCAGGTCCAGTTGAAGCCGGGCTCCGGGGTGTAGCCGAGGTAGGCTTGACGGACGCCGCCCATCTTCTCGACGCGGGCGTCGCGGCGCCGACCGATGGCACGGCGGTAGACCTCGGCCTCCATCTGGTCGGCCTCGTCGAGCAGGAACCAACCCACCTTGAAGCCGACGATGCGGTGCGGCTTGTCTCCGCTTCGGAGATAGACGGGCGTCTCGTAGGGCGTCCCCGGCCACAGCAGCAGCACGTCGGGGCGACCCCGCCACCGGGTCCGGTAGCTGTATTCGACGCCCCACTGCGGCAGCACCTCGTCGACGGTGGCGAGGAAGATGGTGCCGATGAGGTCGAAGGTGGGCTCGACGACGAGGCCCGCGACGCCCGGATAGGCGTGAGCGAGGCGCAGCATCTTGACGACGAGGCAGAACGTCTTGCCGCAGCCGAGGCCGCCCTCGAGGACGAGGACCGGCGTGGTCATGTCGTCGACGATGTCGGCCTGGTGGTCGAGCAGCTCGACGTCCATCGCCTCGGTCACTCCTCAGACCCTTCCGGGTCGGTCGGCTTGCCTTGACCGAGCCGCACGAAGTTGAGCGCCGGGGCGGGCTGGCCGTCGTCGCCGTCGTCGCCAGCGTTGCGTCCGTACTTCTCGGGCGCGAGGCCCGTCAGCAGCATGCGCAACATGTCCTTGTCCCCGTTGAGGGCCATCTGCACGAGGCGCTGCTCGGCTGCACGGAGCAGCGCTTCAGGGTCCGTCGGCAGGTCCACCGGGGCGGGCTCGAGAATGGGTCCGACATGCCCCCAGCGCAGCAGCGTCTGTGCGGCCTTGATGGCGGCACTGTCGTTTTCGCTGCCAAGGCGCATCACGAGGGCGTTGACGGACGAGATCGTGAAGCGGCGCGCGTATTCGCTCACCTCCCGGGAGCTCTTGGGCCGGCCGCCAGGATTCCCGCTCTGGCCTTTCTTCCAGCGCGTGTCCTTCTTCGGGGGCTTCTTCTCGACGGTCACGCCGACAATCCTTGCAGGCGCTTCCGGGCGTCTGCCCGGCGTCGACGGACGCGCTCGGTCAGACGCTCAATCAGCTGAGGGTGGGTCTCACGGAGCGCCTCGCGCCATTCGTCCTGCACCAGGTCGGGGACCTCGGCGAGGAGGTGGAACACCACGTCAGGGAAGAGCGGTCGCGAGACGGTGCTTGCGATGAGCGGCGGGGACATGCCCGCGACCAGCATTTCGATGGCCCGCGGGTGCCAGTCCCGGTCGGCGCGCCGGACCTGCTTGCAGGTCGGGCACCAGTTCCCGCCGAGGGGGACCCGGTCGCACCCCGGCGTTGCGCAGGCGTGCGGATTTGCACGAGCCACGACAAACACGCGACGCGGCCCGTGCCCGATGGGCCCGCTGCGCCGCATGAGGCCCCAGCCCTCGGCCTGGATGACGGCCCGGCGGGTGGAGCTCGGGTTGTCGTGGCCGAGGGCCTCCTGGAGGGCGGGCATACCTCCGGGGATCTCGCCGTTCTCGTCGGCGATGTCGTCGGCGACGCGGACGCAGGTCTGCACCGAGCGCGGGACGTCGCGGGCGAAACGGCGGGCGCTCATCACGCACCGTCCTTCGGCTTCGCGTCGAGGCCGGGGTGGGCGTCGTGGGCGGCGAAGGCCCTTCTGATGGCGTCGTCGCGGACGCCGTATGCGACGGGAAGCCTCGCCGCCTCCACCACCGGGCGGACGCGCGCAAGCTCCGCCTGCGCCGCAGCGAGCAGCACGCCGACCTCGTCGCGCTGGCGGATAACCTCGTCGAGGCGAACATCGTTTTCGATGTCGTATCGAAGCTCGTCGCGCTGGCGCTCGGCTTCGGTGCGACGAGCATGGACCGCCTCAAGGGCGCGGTTGCGGTCCTCCTCGGCGAGACGCAGCGCCTCCTTCGCGCGCTCGCGCTCTTGGTGTCCGACGGTGTCGGCAGCGCATCGACCGCACAGGTAGACCGGGTCCTCCGTGTGCAGCGCCGCCGCCATCGGCAGGACGACGGAGCAGCCCTCGCACTTCACGGGGCAGTCGATGACGGCGGTGTCTGGTTCTTGGCTCATGCGGTCACCTCGGTGGTCACGATGATGTGGGTGGACGGGGCTTCGCCCCACGCCTTGCGGGCGGTGACGACGACGACCTGCGCGTCGTCGACCCAGACGACGCCGTTCAGCGCGTCCTTCGCCAACTTCAGCAGGTTGTCGACGTCGGGCTTGCTCGTCGGGTGGGGCGTCTCTTCCGCCTTGCGGCGGCTCCAGGACTTCGGGCGCGTGCGCGTGAAGACGGCCTCGACGCGGAGGGGGCCCTGCAGGGGCAGGTCGGTGCGGTCGGCGAGGAGCGCCATGGCGCGCCCGGCGAGGGTCTGCTCCGCCTTTCGGGTCTTCGCCGGGGTGAAGA